GAGCAATACATACCGAATCCTCCACAGCTTGTTAGCACTGCTGCTATTGCTACTGTTGCTGCCACTACTCCATTACTCCTTAATATTGTCAAACCTTTAATAAAAAACCTGTTTAAAAAATTAACTAAGAAAAAGGAAGAGAAGTAACATTGTTACGGATTGAAAACATACTGAGAGTTATATACTTTTCATGTTATAGTAAATAGGCAATAAACAATTTCATTTTTATGAAACATAAATACGAACAAAGAACTGAACACACTCTTGAAAAAGATGACAGATTCTATTTTTACTTTGACCAATTTGATAAAGAGATCAGTCTAAATTTTCATTCTGCTAGAAATGATGTAACAGAGTATTCAATGTCTCTTGATAAATTTATAAAATCATTACAAATATCTATTTCAGATTTCGATAAAAATGAATTAGAAGTAATGAAAACACTTGCTGCTGTTCTATTTACAAAAATAAGAGAAATAGAAAAAGCTGAAGCTGAAGCAGAACTTGAAGAAACTAAAGAAAAAGTCACTATCTAATTATGAAAACAAATTTACTTGTTAATAATTTGGTTAAAATCGAAAGAAACCAAGATTATTCAAATGTCAAAATTAGTATTGAAACTATAGACAAAAGAAAAGCCTTAGAATATTTAGACAAAAACTTTAAATTCAATCGGACTATTACAAGGCGATCTATAGAAAACTATGCTAATCAAATGAGAAATGGCGATTGGGTTTTGTCGTGGGATGCTATAGCTTTTAACACAAAAGGCGAACTTATTAATGGTCAACATCGTTTAAGTGGTCTTATAGAAGCTAATACAAGTTGTGAGTTTTTTGTTATCAGAGACTTGCCTCATAAAACGGCACAATATTCTGATAATGGCAGAAAACGAACTCAATCAGAACGTATCACTATTGCTGGCACTCCTATGCACTCGAAATCTTGTAGTGCTATAAAAAATGCTTTTACAGATTTTAAAGGTAAAGGATTAGGTCAAGCCTTGTATGCACATACACGATTTGATACTGATATTGCAAAAATTTATAAAAGACATAGTAAGTTTTTTGAGCGTTTAGAAGATAAAGGCTATGTCAAAAACAAACAAGCTACTGTTTTTCTAATATCAGCAGCTTTTAAAATTTTCTTAGAGCTTACAACTCCAGAACATAATCATAGTTGGGATGATGCTTTTAATAGAGCTACATTTTTCATGCAACTTGTTTATCATGGTTATTCAGATGAATATATGATAGATAATGAGACTGATTTATCTCCATTAAAGTTAAAAGAATTTTTAGAAATGCGAAAATCTAGGAATTTAAGTACAGCAGATATGAAAACTTTTAAAGCCTATATAATTACAGCACATCAATTTATGTTGTATAAAGTAAATAAAGTTTTAAGAGTTGAAAGACAACATACTATTGACCCATTTCCATCTGTAGATACTTACAAAGCTACAAATAATCTTTGTGAGTCTTATAAAACTGAAATGGCTTTATAATCTAATTAACAACTAATTAACAATGAATGAAAATCTACAGCGATTATCAATTCAAATAACAAAACATCAGTATAACTTGTTGAAATATCATCAAAAACCAGGTGTTTCAATATCTCTTCTTGTTAGACAAGCTCTTGATAAACATTTTGCTGAAGCCGACCAGATTCTTGGAGAACAGGCTATTGAAGATGCTAAATATGAAGAGTATGAAAAATATATGCTTGCTAAAGAAAAAGCAGGTATAAAAGAAGAACCAGTAATGGCTGATGCAAGTTGTCTTTTCTGATTTACTGCTATACTAAATGTGATTCATCCAAGAATCCCATTGCAACACAAGAAATAGGTAAGATGTTTGGAAGGGTCTTACCTATTTTTTTTGTTTTGTTGTAAGATAATAAAACCCTATTCACCATGGCGAAGGATAGGGCGTCTAGGTAGGCAAGTTTCCTGTAGCTTGTCTACTGCCCAATTTTTAATTCGTGAGTGTGCGGTATAACTTGATTAGGTTTTGGAGCTATACGGACTCCTTCGCATAATTTTGCAAACTCACTTTTAGGATCAAAATATATACCAGCCAGCATAAGTTCACCACAATTTTTTAGCCTAGCTATTTCGTAATTTAGCTTTTTAGCATTTAACTCTTGTTTCTGTAACTTTATTTGTGTGTTAGCTGCATTAAGACAAGAATCTTGAAATCTATTATCTAAAGGAATATTGAATGTAAAAGCAAATCCAAAATTAAGTCCAAGAGAATCCTTGTTACCACTATAGTTTTCTTGATAATAAAGTATATTTCCTGGATTATCTGGCACGTTATCATTGTTGGCATCTGTATTGTCGTACACAGGCGTATGATAAATATAATCTTGAGGCCGTCTTTGATTGAATGTTGTAGTAACAAAAGGGCTAAATCCCATCTGTGGGCCAGAACAAACTATTCCATTTCCGTATTGATTCTCAACCATAGGGCCACCTAAAACTTGGGTAGCAAAGTTTGATACTGAAGATGAGGATTGAGCAACAGGAGCAGCCGTATTGCTGGTATTAGCAAATACAGGATTACTTATAAGACTTATTGCGAGAAGATAGTTGTGGTATCTGTGACGCTTGTGCTTTCTATGGTTCGTGTTATATCGGTTACGGATTCTAAACCAGGTGCTTGATAAACTTCTGTAAATTGAAAGGCATCTCCCTGATTTGTCTGAGTCCAGTTTGGTCTTGAATCTAAATTTAATCCCTGCCATGTATAAGTAGTTCCGTTTATAGTTTCATTAACTGAGGTAGCTGCTGGAGATATAGAAGATCCGTCATGCTGTATTCCTGATCCTGTAACTGAATACAAGAACCCAGAATTATATTCTGTTGTTCGTATAGACTCTGTAATAATTGTGGAAGTTTCTGTTCGACTTGTGGAACTTCCCTGCGTAAAATTAGGTATAACTGGCACAGCGTAACAAGGAGCAGATATAACAAAGCCAAGAAGAAGAAGCCTCCTCATTCGATAGTAAGATCAACGACAAACTGACCTGTTATTACGATACCCGTTCCAGTCCCAGGTGTCATTGTAATATTATGATTATCTATTGCTACTGCTGCTGTTCCTACACTTCCTGCACTTGTAGAAGTCAAATCACTAAAGTTTGGCACAGTACCTACTGTAACTGCACTACCTGGTGTAGCATCTCCTTCTACATAGGATTGAGCAAAACTGAAAGCCTCTCCTGATGTTGCTTGAGTTGCAGAAGGGAATGAAATGCTAGGAACTCCGTTAGTTGCAGAACCAAAGCCACCAATAGTAGCTGCTGAGTTTGAATCTACAGTTGTGACATTATTACCGCTTATGCTGTAACTAGATCCGATCTTATCTGCTGTACTTGCAGCCGATAAAGACTCAAATTTAACGCTCGAAGATATTGAATGATTCATGTCCGCATAAGCTGGTGCGGATAGCATAAATAAAAAAAGAAATAGTTTTTTCATTTTGTAGCTACTTTATTATTCTTATTATCTACTATAGTATCTTTTTTCTTCTTTATCTGAAAACCTAGTGATGCAGTACTAGCTGAAAAGATCGAAGCAATAAATGTCGGGTCAAAATCTACTATCTTTTTACCAGATGGCGGTTCATAGTATGAGAGGGACAATAAAGTTGCCGACCACAAAAGTACGCAAACTTTCACAATGGTTTCGACTTTGCTTGGTTCTTGATCTTCCATAAAAGTAAAGATTCTTGTCTAATACTAGCATTTTAGCTATGTTTGGAAAGTAACACATATTTATTCCATGTATAAGATTTTAAAGCCAATTTTAATGACCTTTTTAACAACAACTGCTGTTAAAAGATTGGTCGTAGATTTATTAAAATCAATCGCTAAACAAACTACAAATACACTTGATGATAAGGCAGTTGCAATTTTAGAAAAACAACTTTTTCCCCCAGCATGAAAATAACTAAATTTCTCAACATTGACATAGAACCAGCACCTTTAGAAATGAAGTTAGATGTTGAAATGCGTTGTAGAGAAATAATGGCAAGTAATGAAATAAATGATATAAAAAAATATTGCACACATCTTGTCAGGCATAAACTAGAACAAGATGTATTTTTAGCCTCTATGTTAAATAGATTAATTGAACTGGAAGCTGCTGCTGTAGTAAAAGAAATAAGAGAAAAAAAGAAAACTAATCCGATAAAGAAGTTTTTTCGTATTCTTTAATCTCTTCTTCAGTAAAATCTTTAATAAATAATTTATCAATTCTATCAATTTCATAATTAAATTTAAGAATTGCAGTTCTTATATGTTCTGTAACCCAACGACCCTCTTCATAAACTACTTGAGCTTTACCATTATCTTTTATAAAAACATAATGATCCATCCCTTTCATTTGAATTTCTAAAAAATTCTTTTCTAAGTTTTTACGTCTAATTTCTTTTAGCTTGCGTAATTTGATTACAGAAGGATTAACACTCATTTTTGATAGCCAGTAGGAGGTGGTGCAAGCCAAAAGCGTACACCATTTATTATTTTAAAATGAATATTTAAGTTAGGATCTAATATTAAATATTCTTTTTGTTTATTTTTAGAAAGGTAGTTCATCTGTTGTTGGTACATCCTCTATCTTTTGTGGATTAATGTTACCAAATAATCCGTACTGTCCATCCATGCCTTTAGCGTTGACATATATACATTGAGTTTTAACTTTCTCTTTCTTTTTAAAGTCATAAACTTCACCCTGTTTTTGTTTGGTATAGCTAAGTGCTTTTAAATGATCTATGAATTGATCGAGAGAGTCAACTGGTATTGTGAGAGTCAACACTTTTGCATCATCATCATCATTAAATCTATCTTCTCCTATAGACCATTTGATAGGTAGAGAAAGTGCTGGATTAAAGTCAGCCATAATTAAAAAAATCTTTTAGTAAATTGTTTAGAAATGAATTTATAGAGAGATTGTTCGACTTACAATGCTCTCTGATTAAAGAAGCAAGATCATCATTGGTACGCACCCCAAATACGTTTCTGTTCCAATTTTTACGTTGATCTGCCCGTCTTTGTTCAAGTTGTCTCATAATCTCTTGACCAGAGAACTCAGCTTCTTCAGTTGTCATTAATCGTCAGCTATCTTTGATATAGCATGACTTAGAAACTCTCCATGTCTAGCTTCTGTAATAAATCCAGAAAGTCTAGGAACATTGAACTCTTTACAGAAAGAAGCAACAATTTCTTTTGCTTTATCAGGATCAGTTTTCATTAACTCCTTAAGCTGATCTGTGATAAGAGTTCTAGCTTCAGTAGTGATTGGGGGATTTTTCTTGGCTTGTTCTGATACAGGCTCAAGTTTTTGATTAGGTCTGGTATGAGTTCTATCAGTACCAGGTTCTTTGGTAGGTGGAGCATTTTCTTCTTCATCTCCTTTAACTTCAACTCTAGCCCATAATTCAAAGGCATCGCCAAAAGAATAACAGGCACAGGCACATAAACATCTTCTATGAGAGTTTTGAATGTCATTAGCTGTAATTTCATTAAATTTAACTGTATTGTTATTTCTAACTGTGACAGCGTAAGGATAAAGAGGAAGTCTGATCCCTGTGACTACATTTTGAAAGAATCCCATTAAGTAACCTGTACCATCTGGAGCTTTCCATACAAATCCTCCCTCTGGACTAGGCTCTAAAGCAAAATACCAGTTAGGAGCATTTTCTCTGATTCTTTGGGCTGTTTTAGCCCATTGGCTGTAATCAAATTTGCCTTTTTTGTAAATGTCTCCTTTCGTAAGAATCCCACCCAAATTAGGAATTGAATAAGTTTCTATCTGAGGATCATCAAGATCGTTTTCTGTGGTCATAAGTTTAATGTACTAAACTATTAAATTATATACCTTATATAATGTTTACTGCAAGGCAGCTTGTAACAATGTGTTGAATTGTTCTGGGGTCAACACCATTCGCCATTGTCCTCCTCTAAACCTAACCATGCTTGCAACAAAGTCCACTCCTGCATTTTCTCTCTGCACTTCAACTTCTCTAGGCTTAACAAGACAGGCTTGTGATTTATCTTTCCAATCCGCTACCTGTATCACGCAGTTTGGTACACCATGAATATCTCCTACATCACCAGGAATCCCTGCTGATAAATTTCTTTGACATTCAAAACCAGTAACTTCTGTTAAAAGTTCTGCTGCTTCTCTTTCAGCTTTATCTCCTTTTCGCTTCTGTGGGTTAGTCATCCTTGTAAATCTGCTATACGTTTATCTAACTCTTGTATTCTCAAACAATACTCCGCATCACTTATTTCTTGTTGAAACCATAAGTCTCCAAGATGGCCCACTTCATTATGCAGTTTTGCAATTAAATATTTTTTTCTTCTATCAAGTTCTCTGTAAAAACATTTCATTTTTTTCTACCCCATTTTTTCATAACTTTATTTTTAAGCTGTTCTTTCTTTTGTCTTGTAATTGTTAAAAAACAATCATCAAGTTCATCTATCAGACCATCAAATTCAGCCTGATTTGACATTTCCAATGATCTCTGGAAGTTAACAATGGATGCTCTTAGCAGTTTCAAATCTCTACCTGAGACATCAAGTATGTATCTCATCTTTTAATCCATTCATCAATAAGTTTTTTTAACTCGGCTATACGTTTCTGAGCAGCTTCTATCCTTTCTTTTTTAGTCATTGCTTCAACTCCTCCATGAGATCAACTATTTGTTCTTTGGTATAACCAAACTGGTCTATAAGTTTGTTATATGCAAAGTACCTGTTCTTTCCATTTTTTGAAAATAAATTACTAACACATTCACTCTCAAAACTTTTCACAATCCATTTAGGTTTGATCTTTAACTTTTTACAAAATTCATCATCTTTTCTTGGTATCCAAAATTCATATGTCGTATCAGAGTAAGGATCATAAAAAACCTGACCTTCATATGGATCACTTGGAAATTGTGGCATTAAAATAACTCCTGTTTTGATTCAAACTTTGTCCATGCTTCCTGCCATGCAGCTTCGCATCTTTCAGTAGGTTGGTCATTATTTAGAATACACCTACCTTCATAAGCCCAGATCGTATTACATACATCTGGTACTAATCCATAGTTTAATTTCAACATTTCAATGTAACAACCAAGTTGCTTATCAGTTGAGTAAGGTTCTTTCCAATACATATCAACATCTTCAAGATGAATCATGCCATCTTTACCACGTTTCCTAATGTCATATTTTGAATTACCTTTAGTTTTTAAATCAATCAATCTGATCTTGTCAGCCTTAGAGTCATATCCAAGAAGATCAAGCTGACCACCAACCGATTTATCTGGTATAGACATCATAAGTTCTACAGCCATTGGCTCAAAATGTGTGAACAGTTCATGGTCTAACAATGGTGTAACCCATGCTTCGTAATCTTTGGGATCAATCTCTCCACTACCAAGCATTTTTTCCTGGAGACATTCATGTACTGTTTCTCCTCTGGGCTGCCAGATATATCTATAGGCTTCAATATTTTCTTTAGCTTCTTCTGTCAGTTCATTACAAACTTCTGTTGTAGAAAAAGCAAGCCATCTTTGTAAAGTCTCATCAAAGTATTTGTGAGTCTCCTGATCTCTAAAGATAGCGAGTGGTTTTAATAGTTCCACAGTTTTCATTGGTTACCCTCCATCATTTCTTTAGCAGTTTTGCCAAGTTCAGCAAGTGTAGGTGGCATTGGTTCTGGTTTAAATATTTTTGGCTGATGTTGTGGCTCTTCTGGTTTGAAGGATTGCTTCAATGGAAATAAATCCTTCCAGCCACCTGCTATGGCGTTCTCAAGAGCTTGTTTTCTATCTTGTGTAGGAAATGACCTTAATTTGTTAAAGATGCGGTTAGCAACGCTTGTAGTACAAGTTCCTTTATTTTTATATCTGATACTCCACCATTCAACCAAAAGATCAGCATAATCTTTTAGATCATCAGGTATTGAATCTGTTGTAATTGTTGGAGAACTGAAAACATCTGTAGATAATACAGGAGCAGTTTTTCTTCTGGACTTGGTTTTCATGTCCTTTCTAATCAAGATTCTAAGATAAGCAGACCTTGATGTTTCTTCATCTCTGTTATGATCGAGCCATTCAATAAGGTCTTGATCCAGAAACATAGTAATTTTGGTTTTTGCCATTCATACTGACTAACTATTATTTATTATTAGAGCATGACATCATATGTGTCAAGAGGTTGTTACTGATGCTATATAATTAAATTCTTGCAAAAGCCATTCATTATACTAATATAAGTATATATAATATAATTATCTATATATAACTACTTATATATCTATAAAAAAGTATATATAATATTATATATTCTTTTTCTTTTGCTTCTTTTCTTTTTCTTAATATCGCCATTCATTACCAGGTTATGACTATGTGATATACTACTTACATAAATTGCCATTCATTATGAACAAAAACTTACAAAGAATCTGTGTAGCTGTTGATGTAGACGAATATGAAGAGCTAAAAAAATTTTCAAAATCTGGTTTATCTACAGGATTTTTAATTAGAGAAGCTATACATGATTTATTAGTAAAACTTAAAAAAAATTAAGTTTTGGAATATTTACCTTTTTCTATTAACCAATCAAATTTATTTATATCTTTTTGACAATTCTGGCATCTTTTTACAGTCCATGAAAGATGACCAGTTCTTGTAATACTATGACAATCAGGGCATTTAATTACTGCACCTGAGTATCTTTTACATCTTGAGTATCTTGTTATTGGTACAAATTCAATCATTTTTTAGCTCCTTCCAATCGTTAAAATCCCACTCTGAAGTATATTCACATAACACTTCAAATGAATTTATATCTTTTTTAGCTTTAGCTTTTGCTTCTTCTATTGAATTAGCATCTACTTCTATTTCAAAGTAGTTGATTTCCGCACAGGTAATTCTAAATGATTTCATAATCCTCCTCTTCATAAGGAAAGTCTTTATCTTCTATTTCTTCTTCATCATCTTGAGGAAATCTCCAGTTAATTGCAGCTTCCTCTCTTTGACTATCAAGTGAAGCTTGATGTTTGTGCATAAATGAATCACTCATATCTATCCTCCCAATCACATTTATTCAAAGTTTCATCTTCAAATTCTTTTTCATCTATTTCCCATGTTTCTGAATGTTCCCAATCTCCATCATCAGATGAAAAAAATCCACCATCAAATTTCCTGAAGTCACGATGAATATCATCTTTATTGATATCATCTGGTGTTTTGATTAATAAACTATGCAGCGACATTGAGGATACAGTTAATTTAAAATACTTAGACATTAGTTTTCCTCCTCTTTTAGAATTTCAACATCACCAGTAAGTTGCCAACTATCATCAGCAGGTTGTTCGCCATACTCAGTTCTAACGTAAAATCCATCTATGGAATCTTTTAATTTTGCTTCAGCTTCTTCTAAAGAGTCAGCTTCAACAAAAATATATCCTTCTTGTTGAACAGTAAAATTGTATTCAGCCATTAGTCTCCCTCCTCGAAATAAGTGTCAAAGTGTCTGAATTTAGAAATGAACTCTTGTAAGTGTTCATTGTATTCTTTTTTAGTTTTAAAATTATTTGGGTCGTAACCTTCAGCTTCTTGTACACCTTCTTTTCTGGCTAGTCCAACACTCGAAGGTACTAAGTTTAGTTCTTCCATCTTGTACATGAAATCACTAAATGCAAGTATTTCATCATACATAACAGTTATGTTGATGTAGTTACTCATTGAATCGTTACGCATTATTTTCTCCCTCCCAAACTAATTCAAAGTCTAATTGTAATGGTTCGATTTCAACACCTTCATAATCAAAGAAGTCATCACCATACTTTTCTCTATTTTCTGGTGTATCAAGTTCTTTAAGATTTTGGATTTGGTCATTGTACATATAACCACAATCCCAGAAAACATCTTCTAAAGAAACCCCATCTATAGTTTTACCATCAATAAGAAATTGTGGACTGAAGCCATAGGAATCTATAAAATCGTCCCAATCGTCACCACAACCTTCAAATCTCCAGTTGCAATAGAGTGATCTATTGATTATCATTTTTTGAATTTTATTTGATTTAGACATTAATTTTCCTCCGTATTAGTCCATTCGACATAATACCAATCTTGTGATGGGAAACTTTCAATTTCTTCAAAATCTCCATCATCATCAACAGTTCCATATTCATCAATAAATTCCTTAGGAAGTTCATTTTCAATAATATGAGACGGAACGTAACCAACATTAGATATTAGATCATCTAAACTAATAGTGGCTTCATTTCTTTCTTTTAATTGTTTTTCAACAATGTAAATTAGATGATCATAATCATCAGAATCTGAAAATTTCCAGTCAAGAAAAGTTTTTCTATCAATGATAAGTTTTTGTTTTTTCATAACAATTTTATATTTTGGAAAGTACTGGACTTACATAACTGTTACCTACCTTGAACATCTATTTAAAGATTCGTTAATAAATTAACTTTGCAATCGTTGGCCTACAATTAATGCCAGCAATTATTTAGTGATTATCATGATAATTTCTCATAGCTTTTTTAAATCTCTTTTTAATTTAGTTATTTTTGTTAAAACATTTACCTTTTCTTCTGTAGATAAATCTTTTAATTTTTTCATACATTTTTCTATTTCAAATTCAACTGTTTCTTTATATAATTTAATCTCTAAAGCATTATGTATATCAGGTACAACTAATTCATCATAAATTCTGTTATACCATCTATTAGCAGTTGATGTAGATATTTTAAAATGCGATTCAAAATATTTTATACAACTAGCTCTTGTTTTTTCTTTATCAAGATAATCTTGAGCTAAGTCTTTAGCTTCATGCCTTGATTCTTCCCATTTATCTGTAGGTAACATTTTTAATATCCCTCATAATGTAAATGGTAGTTATCACATATTTCCCATTTCACTTCATCACTACATTCTCCCTCTATCCAATATTCTCCATAATCTGTTCTAATAGGTAATTTAATATCACTATCGTTGTAATAAGAATCAATCCATAAACAATCATTCTTTTTACAAAATTCTTTTTTAAATTCAGTTGTATCTTTTATATCTTTATCAATTTCTATTTTGATAAGCATATAAAGGTTAGCTTTTAAGTTTTTATTTAACATCTTCTAATTCCTCTAACTTAAGTGATTTATTTGAAAATTCCATTAATCTTTCAAGTACATCATCCCTTGAATAATCTTTTTTTATTGCATCACTACCAAAAGCTATTTCAAAAACTTTTTCAATAAATTCATCATCTTTATATCTTTTATAACTTCTATTTAATTCTCTAATAGTATTTAAAACTTTAACTTCATTTTTCGCTTTAAATGGACTATCTTCAAAGTTGCAACATTCAAAATTTTCTAACTGGCAACCAGTATGTTCATAAGAGTAAAGACTATCAGTTGCATAGCAATCAATAGCATCTTTACCTTTATGGTATTCTCCATCTAAGCAATCTCTAGTTCTATGGAATATCCACCCATATTTAAACTTAACGTCTTGAGGATATACCCATGCCCAGTTTGTATTATCTCGGATAATTTCATAGGCTTGTTTATTAGTTAATTTATTCATAATTGATAAAAAACGTAAGTACAATAATCTCCTGCTAACAAGTCAGGATAAAAAGGTAGTTCAAAGTGAACATCATCAATAACATCAGCACAATGACTTCTATTTAATTCAAGATGTTCTAAAGTATTTTCAATAAGTTCTTTTTCACCATCTTCTAAACCTGATTCATCACCATTAGCTATATAACTAGCCCAATAAATAGGTAGTCTAACTTCAGTAAATTCTGTTTTATTCATAACTTTTTTTACCTCTCATATAAAGTGATTCAGCTATGTCATTACAGCTATCCCAACTATCCCAAGTTAATCCAACTATGAAGTGTTCAATATCTCTCATCAATCTGTTAGAGACTTCATTGTTTGGAGCATCATAATACTTAAGTAAAGTATTTATTAATGCTATTTTTTGTTTTTTAGTTTCCATAATTAATAAACGTCAACGATACATTTAGCTTGCTTTTCAATAGATTCAAGTATTAATTGAAATTCATATTGAATCTCAGGATTATCTTTAAAACTTTTTATTGATGCTTTAAGAGATTCATGTACTAAGCCATATTCATTATGAGATAAAACAATTCCTACGGCTTGTCTTGATTGCGATTTAAATTTAGTCATTTTTGTTTAATATCTTTAATAGTGTTCATAAATCTATTTTTTTTAATATCTCTAATTCTTAGAATCTTTGCTTTACCTACTTGATTGCCAAGTGTATGCAAGAATAACTTATTTGAGTTATCCAATTTAGTCATTTTTCTACCCATTAGTGATTCTCCTTTAAAAATTCAATAGCTCTATTCTCTATAGCTTCAGCAACATAGGGATTGATTTTTATATAATTAATTAGATTCAATCCATCATAACTTTCTATTGGAATACCACTCTTAAGAGAATACTCTTGGTATGCTTTATTCCAAAATTTTTGTTTTTCTTTTGAAGTCCAATCCATAATTAATACTCACATTCAAGAATTTTTCTAAGCATTACTTCATCATTCATGCTTATTGCCTTTTGTATGTTTAGATTTTCTAGACATTCAGAGGGATGAATTAAATATTCTCCCATAATTGATTGAAAAATCAATTCATTCATAGGTTGCCCATTCATGGACTTTGGTTGTTTTTTGGAAGTGGTCATAATAATTTATGATGTTATGTAAATATTATATATGTAAATAGTTTATATGTAAACTATAGAGAATAAAAAAGAGAGTTATTTTTTTAACTCTCTTTCATATTCTTTTTTTAATGTTTCATATTCTTTTTTTGAAATATCAATAATTTTATAATCAAAATTAAAAGGTTGTATTTTATATAATTTATATTTTTTCATTTAACTACCAAAATAGAAACAATTACAGAACCAATTCAACGCTTCTTGTTGATTTTCTGTAATTTCAAAATCTATCCAAGGTGTCCCCCAGTCTTGATATTGTAATTTTGGATTAACTGCATAATTTTCTTCAATCTCTCCAATAATTCTTAAAGCTGGCCCACCCCACGAAAGAAGTATTTTAAATTCTATTGGTTCAGTAACCCCCTTTAAATGGTATAAATCGCTATACCACCCGTTACGAAATTCTACAGATAAAGCACTATTTAAAATACTCTCCCTAATTTCTTCAAGTTTTTCTTCTTGCTCTTGTGAAGTTGGATTACATGATTCTATGTAAGAACCAGTTTCAAAATATTCAACCATACTTTTTATATGGCCTATTGCATTGTTTAATGCGTGATTTTCTTTTTTTTGTTGTGATGTTGTCATAAATTTAGATAGATTCACATTATCAGTATAACATCATGCTAATAAAAACAAGTATCAAATAAAACATTCATTCATTATTTTTCATTCATTCATTCATTCATTCATTCATGATTTCATTCATTTTTTCATTCAGAATATATTATTATTATTTTTCTTACTAATTATATTAATTAAATTTATTTTCTTTATTTTTAATTAAATTTTTAAAAAATTATTTTTATTTTTATTTTTTCAATAAAAATTTTTTTTCAAAATTTTTCAAAATTTTTAAATTTTTTTTCAAAAAAAAAATATCTAGATTTTATTAGAATCTAGATATTAATTTTAATTTAGTTTTTTTATTCTTCAATCCATCTTTCAGAATCTAAAGAATTTTTAAATATAAAAGTTACAGATCTATCTTGATTAACTTTTATACCTTTAATCCAAAAACCAAAAGGAACTTGTTTTAACCAATCGTTAAAAGTTTCAGATATTTCTAAATATTCTGAATATTTATATTTTTTATTATCCATATACACAACTCCCAAAAATACAAGTTTGTAAAATATAATCCATATCTTCAGCATCAAGCATGCCGTAATCTTGATTAATTAAAGCATCTGTTAAATTAGTTCTAAATTCTCCCTTAATATTGGGATTATCTAAAATAGTTTTAAATGTGTTTAAAAAATCAATAACTTTTTTATTATCAATTATTTCTACATCTGAATCATCAGCACAATCTTCAACATAAATATTTGAATCTAAATTTAAATTATTTGTATTAATAATAATACCGCCTTCTTTTTCAAGTTTTAAATCTTGTTTTTTAAATGGTTTTCTTGGATCTATGTTTACAAAAACACGTCCCCAAAAATAACAACCTTGGCCTGCCGTAATTAATAAATCAGTTAAATCTGATAACTTAATTTCAAATTTAGTTGATGCTTCAAAAGTGAATGTTTGAGCATCTGGAGTAACTTTTGATAAAGTCATAATTTTAAAAAATAATAGTTTGGAAAGTAGATTAATTATAAAAATTAATCTTTTTAAGGTAGTTTAAAAACTACCCTAAAAGGATTAATCATAAAACTGTATCTATGGTTTCTATAAATGGTAGTGTTTCCCCTTTTTCATTGGTAACATGACCAAATCCGTCATGGTTCCAAGTCTCACAATTAGTAATGTCATAAATATGAACATTTATAATTGCTTCTTTTTTGAAAGAATAAATACCTCTCCATGATCTCCGCATATATCTAGCAGTTCTAAATGCTAAAACTACATTTTTAACTTCATCATCTGAAGTTATACACCATGAAGTTTGACCATGACCAAGAATTACAATTCCTACTCTTGTAGTTTTTAAATCCTTAATCTTGTTTCTTTTTGATTTAATTTGTTTTGTTTTTAAAGACATTTTTTCAAATCTCCATTAAGTGTTTTTTGAATCTCTAAGCATCTTTTAAAAGTTGCCATTTGATAATCAGAATTAGAATCCATATTGTTGATAGCAATATTAGAAACAATAAGAATTAAAAATCCTATTCCATAAAAAATTAAATTGTATTTCATTAGTTAATATCTCCTAAAGTAATTTGCCTTAATTCTTTAGTTAGACATAATTTTAAAAAAGCTGATCTAGATAAATCAGGATTTTTAATTTGAATAGCAGCATCTAAAAGCTTAACTATTTCAGGTTTGATAGTTACCTTAATTTGTAAGGATTCTCGGTTTTTGTTTTGGGTTTTTAGTTTCCTCATTTTTGGAAGGTTTGAGTTAATTTTGTTTTTTATTGCTTTAGCAAATCTGTAAATTAATTTTCTTTTATTCGTCTCTGATGTTTTTACATCTGGAGGAATTTAAGTTAATCAAAATAAATTTTTACTAAGGCTTAATTCTATTATACCGAAAAACAGTAAACAAAAAAGGACTTTATCAGACTATTGATATTTTTTTTATTACTTACCTTTTCGGACTTCTTATATTTTATTCGTACTTATTCGGACCATTTTCTTTTCGGACTTTTTCGGACCTTGGGGGGACTGTTTCGGACTTTTTTTGGCAAAAAATTGCCATGGGGAACTTAAATATATTTCAGTTAATTTTTTGGTTCTACACGAATAGAAAGTTCTGGAGCTTGGATATTAACTGTTTCTACGGATTCGCCTATAACTTTACCTAAAGAGTCTAGGATCTGTGCTGCCGTCTGTAGCTGACCCTTTTTAACTGCTTTATTAAATAAGCGTACTCTCATGGCTTGTAGGCGTGGTAGAAGAGTCTCTCTATCTTTTTCCCAATCTTCATTATTCCAAACTTTCACTCTATTCCAATCATCCCAGGCTGTTGTTTCGGAAATACCTTCTATTGAAGCGTGTTCTAGGACAAGCTGGCGAGTAGTTTTACCTTCTAGTTGACGAGCATAAAGACGTTGTGAACGTTTTAGGACATCCGACATAGCAGAGCGTACTCTTTTTCTTGCTGGTTGAACTATTGGATTATTATTTATGTTATCTGGGAATGTAGAAGAAGCCACGGACTTGATCTTGTAAAGGGTTGTTACTGAAACTATAACCCAAAAATGCTGAAATAGGCTATAAAGAGGGGGTACTTATTCAGACTTTTGTTATTTTTAGTGTTATGGCAGTAAAAAAACAGGAAGAAATAAATTTAAGGTATGCACAAGGAGAGGTATTTAATAGCAATAAAAGATTTCGAGTGTTAGTTGCAGGAAGAAGGTTTGGAAAGAGTTATTTAAGCTGTATTGAATTGCTCAGAGGAGCAATTAATCGACCTGGGGAGGTCTATTTCTATTGTGCTCCTACTTATAGGATGGCAAAAGATATTGCATGGAAAGAATTAAAGAGATTAGTGCCAAAGATATGGGTTCAAAGTAAAAACGAGACAGATTTAAGGTTGGAATTAATAAATGGATCAACTATTGAGTTGAAAGGTACTGAAAACGCTATGGCATTGAGAGGTAGAAGTTTAGCTGGTGTTGTGCTGGATGAAGCTGCATTTATGGATCGAGATGTATGGGCCGAAGTTATCAGACCTGCATTGGCTGATAAGCAAGGTTGGGCTTTGTTTATTAGTACTCCTGATGGTACTGCAAGCTGGTTTTATGATATGTGGTGTTTTTGTGGTGAACAGGAGTGGGATGATTGGCAAAGATGGAGCTTTACTACTATTGAAGGAGGTAATGTTGCGAAAGAAGAAGTAGAAGCAGCTAAGTCGCAATTAGATGCGAGAACATTTAGACAAGAGTTTGAAGCTAGTTTTGAGAATCTCACTGGTTTAGTTGCTGTTAGTTTCAGTGATGACAATATTGATAAGGAAGTGCAGGATTTACATATGATGCCCTTGTTATTGGGCTTGGACTTTAACGTTGATCCAATGGCTGGAATCTGTGCATATAAGCATGACAATAACCTATATGTGTTTGATGAGATCATGCTAACAGGTGGTGCTACCACTTGGGACTTTGCTGAAGAGGTTACAAGACGATATGGAGTTGATCGTAGAATCATTGCTTGTCCTGATCCTACTGGTAGTGCGAGAAAAACAAGTGGGGTAGGAGTTACAGATCATACAATTTTAAGAAGGTCTGGTTTTACAGTTATGAGTCCTAAAAGTCCGTGGAAGATAAGAGATAAGATTACTGCTGTTAATACTGCTTTACTTGATGCAAATGGAGATCAAAGAACTTTTATTCATCCAAGATGTAAAGAATTAATAAAATCACTCAGAACTTTAACTTATGCACCAAATACAGGCTTGCCAAATAAAAATTTAGGAGTTGACCATGCGTTTGACGCTTTTGGTTATCTTTGTCTACAACAATTTAATTTGGCAAAACCAGAGACATTAGGGCAGACTGCGTTTAGAATATATTAAGAACTACCTAATTCTTACTATGTACCATTCTACGACTAAGAAAAAGAAGAAGAAAAAGAAGGGAGGTAAAAAACGTGGCGAATGTTCCTGTAAATAAAGCGTTATACTCTAGGGTAAAAGCAGAGGCTAAACGTAAATTTGCTGTTTATCCTTCTGCTTATGCCAATGCGTGGCTTGTACGAGAGTATAAGAAACGTGGTGGTACTTACCGAGTGGAGAAAAAACGTGGCAAGAAGTAGTGGCGGTCTTACCCGTTGGTTTAAAGAAAATTGGGTTGATGTAAAAACAGGTAAGCCTTGTGGTCGTTCAAAAGGCGAAAAACGAGGCTATCCTGCTTGTAGACCTAAGAATCGTGTATCAAGTAAGACACCTAAGACTGTTGGAGAGATGTCAGCAGCCGAAAAAGCTAGGTTTAAAAGAGAAAAAACAGGTAGTAAAAAGATAAGTTATCAACATAGACGTAAAAAGAAGAAAAAATAACTGTGAAAAACGCAGTTTCAAGGTAATATATTGTTATAAGTAAATTTTTCTTAGAATCATGGCATTTTTTCGTGGCGAAGAAGGCTCTGTATCATTTGATAACGGAACTGGAACAGTTGGAGCTATAGCTTCTACAACAGCTTGGACTTTAGA